TGTCTACAACATCAGGTGTAACATCTGGTCTTTATGGACATCCAAAAGCTATTGCTTATGCATCTCAAATGACTAACACTGAAACTGTAAGACTTGAGTCTTCATTCGGTGATGGCGTTAGAGGTTTATCTGTATACGGATACAAAGTTATCCTGCCTACAGCTATAGGTGAATTCAAGCTACAAGTTGCTTAATTAACCACCCCGGGGAGCTTCGGCTCCCCACTTTTTTGTGATACCCTATTCACACTAACTATAGGAATTTATTATGAACAAAGATGAATTAGTTGAACACGCCAAAGAAGAGTTTGGTGTAGACCTTAACAAAAAAACAAAACTTGCCGATCTAGAGGCTCAGGTAGAAGATCTTAAAAAGAAAAAGCCACAGCCAAAATCAGAACCAAAGACAGGCAGCAATGATCCTATTGCTTCCAAAGGCGAGCATGGAAAAGTTGTACCTTGGCATCCTGCACACAGAGCAGAGTACTGGCAATTTATCTATGATGAAAGATCTCTTTCAGAAGAAGAGAAAAAATCACTAGGTCTCTAACGTGGCAACGGTTAGGGTCATCGATGTCATTGATAAGGCAGAGGAGATTTTACAGGACACATCAAACGTAAGGTGGTCCCAGCAAACTCTTCTAAATTATTTAAATGACGGACAAAGAGAGATTGTTCTCTTCAGACCCGATGCCAGCACAACAAACGAATCGTTTACTCTGGCTGAGTCAGCCAAGCAAACACTTCCCGTTAGTGGACTGAGGCTTTTAGATATATACAAAAATCTTAGCCCCAACAAAACGCCCGTTACTATCATTGAAAGAAAGATACTAGATGATCAGGTAGATGATTGGTACTCATCAACAGGTCTAGCTGTGGAGCATTATATTTATAACCCGGTAGATCCTAAGTCATTTTATGTATATCCATACCCATCTGACAGCGGACATACTATAGAGATTATTTATAGTTCCTCACCTTCAGACATAACTATTAGTGATTTTTCAACAGATACTACAACCATAGGGTTGGATGATACTTACGCTAATGCTATCTTAGATTATATGCTTTACAGGTCATATCAGAAAGATTCTGAGTACGCAGGAGATCTTCAGAGATCAGCTTCATACTATGCATCTTTCCAAAATGGACTAGGCATTAAAACACAGGCAGACGCAGGATCTCAACCAAGACCAGCAACGCCAGCACAGGACACTTAGTAAATGGCAGTATCAAAAAAAATAGAAACTCTGGTACCTAAAGTTAGAAGGGAGGCACCGAACTGCCCCAAGTTTATAATACTTGATGAGCTAAGAAATACACTTATTGATTTTTGTATCAACACAGATATTTATATGCAAGACATTACCCCCTTTGTGGTGGTTGCAAATGTAAATGAATATGATTCCAGCGATTTAGATATACCCCCGGGAGCAGAGCTTAACCATATCATTGATATCTTTAGATCTAGATCTGACGCTAGCATTACTCAGATATCACAAAAGAAACTGGTTCCAATAGAACCTAAAGCACAAATAGGATCTCAATCTATCTTTAGTGTTTATGGCAAAGGCAGGGTTGATTACTACACACAAAAAGATCAAGAAACAATATTGGTAGCCCCAACTCCAGAGGCAACGGAAACGCTTTACGCTCTTTATAGCCTTAAGCCAAAACAAACTTCAACAACCATTCCAAGCATTATTGCTAACGAGTATCAAGAAGTAATCGTACATGGTGCACTTTATAGACTACAGATGATGAAAGACTCACCTTGGTCTGATGTTCAGGCTGCCGATTTAAATAAAAGAATGTATGATAAGGGAGAGGCTTTAGCAGTTAGAAAAACCAAGTATGGAAATGTTGGAGCTAACTTAACTGTTAAATATCAGGAGTTTGGATACTAATGGCATATTCAGCAAATTTAAAACTAGTTGTGGGAGACACACTTCCAGAGCTTACTATTACATTAAAAGACTCAAACACAGCTGCGTCTGGCAAAACCTTAGACCCGGAAGACGCAACAACCTTTGCACCTATAGATATAACTAGCGGCACTGTTAGGGTTAGAGTTAGAGAGATAGGAACAACAACGGTGCTACAAACAATTTTGTGCACAATAACAGACGCAACCAATGGTGTTTGTACAATGATATTTCCAAGCAGCACTTTTAGCTCAGCTGGTCTTTATGAGGGCGAGGTTGAGTTTACAAAGTCAGATGGAAATATTCAAACAGTTAACGACTTAATAAAATTTACCGTAAGAGATGATTTTGACTAATGGCACTGAAAATATCAGTATCATTCGCCAGTCTACATCTAACGGTAGATAAGCAAGAGCTTGCATCCCTAAGTTCTACCGCTGGCTCATCAACCACCCTTTTATCTTTCGTAGATCTTAGAAATACCCTTTCTTTTGTTAAGCTTGTTGCTACAGACATAAGACTAGACCCAGACAGCAAGAACCTTTATTTTGTTGGCGATAACGTCAACGCACTTAATATATCTATCACTGATGTCCCTGCGTTGTCTGTATCAAAATCAAGAGCAGACTCTTTCTCTATTGCAGAAGAAAGCATATTAAGTTTTACATCCGCACAAGCAGACACTGTGGGCATTACTGAAAGTCTTTTAAAAGAAGTATCTTTTGTTAGGGCTTTCACAGACTCATCAACCCTAGTAGATTCCCCAGCAATAAGCTTTTCTACAACAGACTCTGATGTGCTTTCTTTGGGCGACCTACCCACCTTAGAAATACAGCCAGCAAAAAGTGACACTCTGTCATTTTTAGACTCAGAGGTTCTCAGTGTTGATCCAGCAAAAAGTGACACCATGTCAGTTTCTGACGATCCCGCACTTAGCGTTGATCTTCCGCAATCAGATGGCACAACAATATCTGAATCTGATATCAAGGAATTTATTAAAGCCGCACCTAATGAATCAGTATCTATATCAGAATCTCTTGCAAGGGTGGTTACTTATTCTAGATCATTCTCAGATGCTTATGCCTTAGATGATGTGGCAAGCCCATCTGATGAGCTTAGAACAGACTTTGACATAAACAAAGGAAATGTTGTTAGCATTTCAGAAACCTTAGATTATGATTTTTTAACATCAAGATCAGACACCACATCCTTAGTAGACAGTCCAAGCATAGAGTTTGTTACCGCCTTCACTGATAGCATATCAATAAGCGAAATTTTAAACTTAGAACCCGGAAGTATCTACACGGATAGCACTTCCTTATCAGACGAAGAAGTGATATCTTTCTCGAAAGCCTTGTCCGACACTGCTTCCATTACTGAATCCATTAATGTGGTTCTAGTTTCAGGATCTAGCAGCGTTTTAAATACAAGTGCTTTTAACACAAGCGTATTAAATTAGGAGATTTAAATGTTAAACGATGGTTTAAAACTTACAGGTAAACTTAAGATTGCTCTTAATGGAGAAACCGTTCAAGAAGTAAATAACCTTGTCGTCACAGACGGAAAGGAATATGTAGCTTCTAGAATGAAAGATGCTACCGCAACTGCTATGTCTCACATGGCAATTGGTAGTGGTTCTACAGCAGCCGCAGCTGGCGATTCCTCTTTAGGAACTGAGCTAGGTCGAGTTGCTTTAACAAGTACTGATGTAACTAATGCTGTTGTAACTTACACAGCTACTTTTGCAGCAGGTACTGGTACAGGTGCTGTGACTGAAGCAGGTATTTTAAATGCCTCTTCTGCCGGTGAATTACTTTGTAGAACTGTTTTTTCAGTAGTTAATAAGGGTGCGTCTGACTCAATGACAATTACTTGGACTGTAACAGTTAGTTAATTTTAAAGGAGTTAGCTAATGGCTGTTAAGTTTACCAACAATGCAGCGACAACTCTTGCCGCAGGAATCAATAGCAGCGTCACGAGCATCGCTGTAACAGACGGTTCTATTTTCCCTGCCCTAAGTGGCGGTGATCACTTTTATGTAACCTTTGACGATACTACCAACAGGGAGATCGTTAAGGTAACCGCAAGGAGTGGTAACACACTAACTGTAGTTAGAGGGCAAGACAACACGACTGCACAAGCTTTTAATTCTGGCGATAAGGCAGAGTTAAGGGTAGTTGCGGCTTTATTAGAGGATGTCAAGACAGAGGTTACCTCTACATTCACTGTTGATACTTTTACCGGTGACGATACCACAACAGCGTTTACTCTAAGCCAAGCACCATCAAGCGAAGATAACCTCATTGTATTTATAGAGGGTGCATATCAAAACCCGAGTGACTTTGTTCTTTCCGGAACAACTTTAACTTTTGATGAGGCACCGCTAGTTGATAGGAACATTATTGTTTACCACGTCAAGGGTGCTGTTTCAGGCAACAACTTAAATCAAGATAGTTTTACCGCAGATGGCAACACGGCGGCTTTTACCTTAAGCATTGATCCTATTCATGAAAACAACACTCAGGTATTTATTGACGGCGTTTATCAACAAAAAAATAGCTACTCGATTTCAGGAACAACCTTAACACTGGACGCCAATCCTTCTAACGGTGCAACCGTAGAAGTCATGACTTTTACTCAAACAGATGTAAATACCTTGCCCGCATCTTTCGTGTCAGGCTTAACAGAAGTAACAGCCGTAGGTGCGGACCATTTCATGATCTTCGATGCTACAGACAGTGCATTAAAGAAATCTTTGGTATCAGATGTTTTAGAATCAGCCACATCAATTAGCACAAGTGCAGACGCTACAGCTATTACAATTGACAGCTCAGAGAATGTAACTTTTACCAATAACGTAACAATTAACTCAGGGCAGCTTACAGCAGGCGGTCTTGCCTATCCAACATCGGATGGTACTAATGGTCAGGTCTTAACAACCGATGGTGCTGGCACTTTATCTTTTACCACGATTGATACCAGCATATCAGCTAACTCAGTAGGCATAACAGAACTTAATGTATCAGATGGCACGAATGGTCAAGCATTAGTAACAGATGGTGCAGGCACACTTTCATTTTCTACCATAAGCAGTGGTGCTACAGACATCAATGGATTATCGGATGCTAAAACATTTGGCACATCCTCCATAATGCTTGGAAGTGCAACCACAGGCACGATTAATGCTGCTAACTACAACACAGGTTTAGGTGTTGGTGTTTTTAATGCTTTAACAGAAGGTGATGAAAATGTAATGATTGGTTTTGCAGCAGGTCAAACTTTAAACACAGGAAGTCATAATATTGGCATAGGTGTAAATGCTGTAGATGATTGTAGCACAGGAAGTTATAATGTAGGGATTGGAACAGCAGCTTTGGGGGCAAACACCACAGGATATTTTCAAACAGCTATTGGTTATGAGGCTTTAAGAAATACCGATTACACAACAAATGTATATGCTTATAACACTGCTGTTGGCTACCAAGCAGGTGTAGCAAACACCACAGGTAAAATAACAGCAATAGGTGCTAGAGTATTAGCTTCAAATACAACAGGTATTATGAATGTAGGTGTTGGTGGTGCAACTGATGCAACTGGTGCTGCACTAGAAGCTAACACTACAGGAAACTATAATACTGCTGTTGGTAAAGCTGCTTTACGAAATAACGACACAGGTTATCTTAATACAGCACACGGTTATCTTGCTTTATCAGCAAACACCACAGGGCTTCAAAATACAGCAATTGGTGCATCAGCTCTTCAGGCAAACACCACAGCTTCAAACAACGTAGCGGTTGGTAAAGAGGCATTAGCAGCAAACACCACAGGTACAAACAACAGTGGAGTTGGTACTTACGCACTATTTAGAAACACGACAGGTAATAACAATACAGCAATAGGAAGAAGTGCTTTAGTCCAAAACACCACAGGTACAAGTAACACAGGTCTCGGAATTCAAGCTCTTGATGGTGTAACTACTGGCGGTGATAATGTAGGCATAGGCTATGAATCAGGTGGTTATGGAACTGGAACTGTTACAACTGGAAGTGGTAACACTTATGTCGGTGCTTATGCAAGAGCAGGTGGTGGTGCAGTAGCAGGTGAAATTGGAATAGGTCGTTTTTGTTTATCACAAGGAAGTTCAACAGCTACTCTTGGTTATAACGGAACTGGTGTGCATATTGCAATGAACGGAAGTACAACCTCTTGGTCTGCACATTCTGATGAGAGATTGAAAGAAAATATTATAGAGTCAACAGCAGGACTTTCTTTTATTAATGATTTAAGACCTATTACTTATAATTGGAAATCTAAAAAAGATATATCTGATGAGTTTGAAAACTATTATGATGCTGATTCAGATGAGCCAGTACAAGGTCAAGTTAAACAAACCAATCATGGGTTTATAGCACAGGAAGTAAAAGCAGCAATAGATGCACATCCTGAGATAAAAGAAGGACATTCTATTTGGAGAGAATCTCCTGATGGTATACAAAATTTAGCAAATGGTGCTTTAATACCTATGATGGTAAAAGCAATCCAAGAACTTTCAGCACAAGTTAAAGAATTAGAATCAAGATTAGGAGACTAAAAAAATGCAAACAGTAGAACAAGTATTAACAGCAGCAACAGATAGCGTAACGCTTATCAACGCTGTCAATGGTGGTAGTTGGGATATTGGAACTATGACCCAAGAAGAAATTAACGAGATGGTACAGCGTAATGTAGACCATCTTGAGCTTATCTTGGCTTACACAGACCCTGACGTAGTAGGAGACTCCTCAGATAAGTCCAGCTATACAGATGCAATTGCTACAGGTAAACAATACATAACAGATAATAGCTAATGGCAAACACCAAGATCACATCAAGAGTTATAGCAGACGATGCAGTAACCACTGCAGCGATTGCTGATGATGCAGTACATACAGCTAAGATTGCTGATGATGCAGTACATACAGCTAAGATTGCTGATGATGCTATTACCTCTGCTCTCATAGCAGATAACGCAGTAGGAATACCTGCCCTTGCTGTTTCTGATGGTTCAAATGGTCAATTTCTAAAAACAGATGGTAGCGGAACTTTATCTTTTGCAGATGCAGCAAGTGCTTTTGCTGATTTAACAGATGTAACAGTAGCAACCTCTGATCCTGCATTAACTACAAATCCATCAACAGGCGTTGGTACTTTATGGTTAAATAAAAGCACTGGTGATTTATATATTTGTACTGATGCAACAAGCAACAACAATTATTGGACTAATGTTGGTAAAGGTGATTCAGATGTAGGCTTTTCTGCTACAGGTGGAAATAGCACAGTTACATCTGGTGGTTACAAATATCATGTATTTACATCAAGCGGAAATTTAGTTGTTACAGGTAACAAATCAGCACAAGCACTCATCATCGCAGGTGGCGGCGGAGGCGGAGGCGTTGGAAATAATGGAGGCGGAGGAGGCGGAGCTGGTGGTGTTGTTCTAGCATCTGCTATAAACCTTACAGCACAGACATACTCAATTACAGTTGGGGCTGGCGGAGCAACTGGAGGAGTGGGATCAGATGGTGGTAATTCAAGTTTTCCGGGCGAGACAGTAGCCGTTGGTGGTGGCGGTGGCGGTGCTAATGGCGGCAATGGACGTAGCGGTGGTTCTGGTGGCGGAGGAGGTCGTGATTCTGGCGGTTCGTCTGGCGGTGCAGGAACAGCAGGTCAAGGTAACGCAGGCGGAAGTTCATTAAACACATGTGGTTCAGCAGGTGGTGGCGGAGGAGCTGGTCAAGCTGGTTTTGATGGAGCATATGACTGTAATAACATGAACGCTACACAATCTGATGGTGGAGATGGCACAAGTACATATTCTGCTTGGGGTGCTGCTACAAGCACAGGCGTAAATGAAAGTGGTACTTACTATTATGCAGGCGGTGGAGCTGGTGCGGTTGAAGCACAGGCATCCCTATATGGCAGAAATGAAGGTGGTTTAGGCGGTGGTGGCATTGGTGCAATGGGATATGACGCAGACGGAACAGCAGGAACAGCTAATACTGGCTCTGGTGGCGGAGGCGGTCAATACTTCTCCAGCAATCAGAGGGCTGCTGGTGCAGGTGGTTCTGGAATTGTTATAGTGAGGTACGCAGTATGATCTTTGTAAAAGTTGTAAATGGTTTAGTTGTAGAAAGTATTGTTGCGGATCAAGATTTTATGGATTCTTATATGGACACCAGTGCTGGAACATGGCTAGAGACAAAAGAAGATGGCTCTATAAGAAACATATATGCAGGTATTGGATTTACTTATGATGCTCAAAACGATGTATTTATTGAACCGCAGCCTTATAACTCGTGGGTGTTAAACAACGAAACTTTTAAATGGCAGCCACCAGTTGCATATCCTAATGATGGTGAACAATATAAGTGGGATGAGGGTTCAGAATCATGGGTTATATATGAACACATACATGAGGAAGAATAGATAAATGGCAAATACAAAGATACATGGTGAACAGTTAAAGAACTCGGTTGTACGCTTCACCGCCAAGGCGGGGGAAAGTATAACGAAGGGTCAAGCCGTTTATATATCCGGTATATCTGGTGAAGTTCCTGTTGTATCTTTAGCAGACGCAGATGACACTGCAAAAATCCCAGCCTTTGGTTTAGCAGAAGCAACCGTTAGTACCAACGCAGAAGTAGATATTATTAGTTTTGGAACCCTCGCAGGTTTAGATACCTCCGGTTATTCGTTAGGAGATACATTATATGTAGACACCACAGCTGGTGCCTTAACGAATGACCCGGCTGGCGGGGAAACAGTAAAACTACAAAACATAGGCAAGGTTCAAAGGGTCCATGCAAGTAACGGATCTATCAAGGTAGGCGGAGCGGGGAGAACAGCAGCAACCCCAAACATTAACCAAGGTAAGATATTTATTGGTGACGCTAATAACAAGAGCTCTACTTCGGTGTATACTTTACCTATCGCTGACGGAACCAACGGACAGGCTTTGGTTACAGACGGGTCTGGGGCTGTGAGCTTTGGTGACGTTTCTGTTTCTCAAACATTAACCGTGATTGGACGCAGTGCAAACACAGACATAACAATAACAAGTGGAGTGCTTGGCGTAATTGCCCGATCAGGCACGATAAACGTAGGAGTATAAAATGGCAGTAAGATTTCCTTTAATAGTAGATGGCAGCGGGACACCCGCCATTGAGGAGATAGCAAGCGGTGACGTTCTAGATCTGACCGGATGTCAGGTAAAGCTAGGCAGTGAAGCTACCTTAACTGATGGTGCAACTATCTCATGGGACGTATCCACATCCCCAATAGCAAAAGTTACCCTAGGCGGTAATAGAACAATAGCAGCACCAAGCAACGCCGTAGGCTCTGGACAATACATATCCTTATTAGTTATACAGGATGGTACAGGCAGCAGAACGCTGGCATGGAACGCTGTATACGAATTTACAGCAGATACAGCACCCACATTGACTACCACAGCAAACTACGGAGACCTTTTTACCTTCAGATATAATGGGACAAAGTGGCTCGAGGTAGGCAGAAATCTTAACTTAGTACTAAGCTAATGTCCTTACTTGCCTTATCAGGAACTAACTCCGCAGCTACTGGTGGATATGAGATTGAAAACTCTTGTAAGTTTGAAGATGATAATGATGAATGGCTTTACAGAACAAATGCTTCAGGAACAAATACGAAAACTTGGACTGTAAGTTGGTGGTTTAAACAAACAGAACTTCGTTCCGTAAATGGTGCAGCTGCAGAACATTGGCAAGGCGGTGCTTATGGTGAAGCAACAAGAGCAGGTATTTTCGCAGATGATAGAATTTGGATTGATATAGGCGGTGGTGATGGTAATACTGGAACTCTTTTTAGAAGTCTATCTACACAAAAAATACGAGACACTTCAGCTTGGTATCATATTGTTATAGCTTGTGATAGTACACAAAGTACCGAAGCTGATAGATTAAAAGTTTGGTTAAATGGTGTAGAAGTAACAGCGTGGGATCAAAAACAATATCCTACTCTAAATTTTGGAAGTGCTCTTGCAGGTTTTGCTGGAATACAAATGAAGTGGGGTTCAGCCGATGCAACTTATCACGGATATTCAGGCTATCTTGCAGAATGTAATTATGTTGATGGAGTAACAGCAACACAAAATGATTTTGGTGAGTTTGATGATGATAGTGGTATTTGGAAACCAAAAGAATATACAGGTTCTTATGGTACAAATGGTTCTTATTTAGATTTTAAAATTGCATCAGACTTAGGTGCAAACGCCAAAGGCAACGATGTAAACTTTAGTTTAAACAACATCACAGCAGCCGACCAAGCAACTGACACACCTACTAATAATTTTTGTACTATAAATACAATTGAATATACAGGCGGTTACAACATTACAAATGGTGGAACTCAAGCTGAAAGAAATGGAAATACTTCTTGGTATTCCACAACAAGTTCAATGGGGGTATCTAAAGGAAAATGGTATTGGGAAGCACAGTTTGCAAGTGGAGCTACTTCGTTTATGGCTGGAGTAAGTATAGATTCGTATATTTCAACTCAAGCAAATCCTTTTGATGGGCAGTATTTAGGAGGTGGGTCAGGAGACGGTGGTTTTGGATATAATAATGGTGGAAACGTTTTTTATAACAACACATTAACCTCTGGTTATGGCTCTGCACCAAGTACAAACATAATAGGTTTAGCAATAGATATGGATAATGAAAAAGCATACGTTTCTATAAATGGTACATGGCAAAACTCAGGCGACCCTACAAGTGGTGCTACAGGTACAGGAGCTATAGATTTGTTTTTAGACTCAAATGGAGATACAGCATTTTTTAGTTTGTGTGCATACAATCCAAACTATACACATAAAATAAACTTTGGCGGTTACACAACCATTTCAATCTCAAGTGCAGCATCAGACGAAAACGGTTATGGTAATTTTGAATACGCACCCCCATCAGGCTACTACGCCTTATGCACTAAAAACTTAGCGGAGTACGGATAATGGCTTATACAAATATAGATGACCCATCTGCATATTTTCAGACTTTGTTATGGACTGGTAACAGCACCGATGGCAGAGCATTAACCAACGATGGTAACTCTGACTTACAGCCTGATTGGGTTTGGTTAAAAAATAGAAATGCTGGATATAATCACTTTTTACAAGACTCTTCTAGAGGAAATACTAAAGTTTTAAGATCAGATTCTACTGCTGCTGAATCAACTGCTACAAATATGGTGGAGTCTTTTGATACCAATGGTTTTACTGTTGGTTTTGATGGTAGTCAAGTTCCAAATTTTAATGGAAATACTTTTGTAGCTTGGCAATGGAAAGCCAATGGTGGTACGAC